GTCGGCGCGTCTCCCTTTTTGACTGAGATTTTGAAGATTCTCTAAACTTAAGAACTGCGAGCTGGGCGGTTGAATGAACCCTCTTTCGTTCTCTCGCATTGACTGTCAAAGATTAGCATTAACTGCTATGATTAATACAATGACAGTAAATAATACTTTGTCAACTTTTTTTGTGCTTTTTTTCATTTTTTTTCACTTTTTTTTAGTGCGCTCGCAGCTACGCACGTGTAATTTTGTTCACTAAAAATGGCCCAACGACCCGGAATATTAGCCAGGCTTATGCAATCCGGGCGCAGTATAAGCAAAACTTATGGACAGAAAGGGGTCAAATCGTCCGTTTTAGAACTTTTGAATACCCCAACCCCAACCCAATTCCCAACCCCATATACGGCAAATTAGAGGCATTGCTAGCTGAGATAGATTTTACGACAAAATGAAAGCAAAAAATGCAGCCAAATGCAGGTATTAGCTAGTCTAATGCTAGGCAATCTTAGTATTAATCTATTCCCTTTTGAGAAAATAAATACTGCACTTATGTTCACCTTGTCTCGCACAACGAGGCCCATTAGCCGGGCTTATGCTGGTCCGGGTTACTATTAGCACAGCTTATGAACCCGGAATACTGCACAAGTGTTCACTATTGCTACAGGATTAGCAAAACTAATGGCCTCTTTGGACTATTAGCACAGCTAATACTAGCCGCACCTATAAGCACAGCTAATGCGGTGGGGGCAGTCAAAAAAAAGGCGGTGTCTTATATATATATATTAAAAACAATGCCTTAAAAAAATATGTTACTCATAGCCCTTTGAGTGCCTACCCTATGGTAGACTTCCTTTTGATTGCCTTCATTCGTTATGACGCGCTCACTTGGGGTTCGCGTCATTCAAAGTTATTTAATTACCTTATGGCTTGGCTTCCTTATGGTAGGGATTATACCATACGTGCTAACAACTATGTCAAGTCTTTTTTTATTGACAGTAATTATATAAGTTACACTAATCCCAGAAAGATGCAGGATAAGTCCAAACAAGAGCGCGAGGATTTGATACAACAGATCAAGGAAAGCATTCACGAGATTGCTACCGAAAAGCAGATTCATAGTATCAAAAGCCTTAGCGTATATGACCCCGACAAGGTAGCAAAGCTACTGTATCTATACAGCACGGGCTCCAGCCAGACCAGGCTTGTGCGTAAATACGGCTACGACAGAGAAACTGTTATTTCAGTTCTGGCGGATTACGCCGACCATCTGGGCAAGTTCCGCGAACTTAGCGGTAGAATCGCGGCAAAGAACTACCTGAACTTATCCAGCTTGGAAGAGGACTTAATTGAAAAAGTTCGTGACCGAATGGAGAATGACCCCGAAATGGAGGTATCCTTCCGGGACTTGAAAGAACTATCAATAGCTAAGGCTAACTCCGCGAGAGAGGCTCTTACGGCCAGAGGCGAGGCTACGCAGATTACTGAGGAGCGCAAGGTGTATACTCAGGATGAATACGAAGCTACCATCAAGGCAGCTAAAGAGCGAATAGAACAAGCCAAAATAATAGAAGCGGAGGTAAAAGATGCCTAGATCAATAGTAGATGATAGTTATGATCCTATATATGAGCAAGTAAAAGGAATACTAGGCGAGCACTTCGAGCATTACTGCTTCATAGTAATGGACGATATGGGAGAAGTATTCTATGATTACGATCACTTGCCAGCGGGAAAGATGCTTGTAGCTGAAGCCGCCGAGGAAATGCGAGTCGAGGGCCCTGATTATGAGATTGAATGGGAATACGAAGACCTCGACGAGGACGAGGAGGATTATCACTAATGCTTGTAATGGACATTTTACAATTAGTCAGTCTATCTACACTTTTAGGCGTGTGTATATCTCTGCTTGTTGATTATTACGCGAAGTAATGCTAATTAATTTCACAAAGCACCCCATCCTCAAAGCCCCTACGGACGAGGAGATAGTCCTTCTAGGTGAAGCTGACCCCAAGCTCCTGTCGGACTTGCACGAGGCTCACGAGGGGCGTATACGGGCAGCAGAAAGTGATCCTTTGCGTCACGGATTTGATTTGCCCGGCTGGGACAGGATGCGGGATGCTATCGAGAAATACGACGAGGTTATTACTTTCGGGGGTAATAGAAGTGGAAAAACTACTGGCTGTGCTAAGATGCTAATGCAAGCAGTCGTTGAGAACACCGATGGTCACGTTGTATGCTTCAGTCAAAACGCCGATACATCTGTTAAGGTGCAACAGGCTGCTGTATGGTCGATGATGCCCAAAGAGTTTAGAAAGAAAACAAAAGGCATTGAAGGATATATAAATTATAGTATGCAAAATGGTTTTACTGGGAGTTCATTTATTTTTCCAGACACTAGAACTAGAGTGGATTTTAAAACTTACACGCAGTTCAGTAATAACCAAACAATCCTTGAAGGTTTTGAGTTCGGATTCAGGGAGTCAAATGCCCTAAACATAGGAGCCTGGCTGGATGAATACCTAGGAGATGCTGCCCTAGTAAATACCCTAAGGTTCCGACTAGCTACGCGGGACTCCAAGATGATTCTAGGTTTTACTCCTATTGATGGATACACCCCCTTTGTATCCGAGTATTTGAAGGGAGCAGAGACTCTAAAGACTAGAAAAGCAGAGCTACTGGGTAAAGATGTCCCAGTTCAGCAATACAGCCCCGAACGAGATGCTGGAATAGTATACCTGCACTCAGATGAGAACCCATTTGGTGGATATGATCGTATAGCTAAGGACCTAAAGAATGCCAGCGAGGATCAAATAATGGTTCGTGCTTACGGATTACCTACGAAGTCAATGACTTCACTACTACCGAATTTTACCCCTGAGTTAAACGTTATATCCGATGAACCCAACAAGCACGGAATTAAGTTCCCAGACAAGGATTCCTTGACTTGGTATCAGGTAGTTGACCCTGCCTTTGCCCGAAACTACGTTGCACTCTGGGCTGGAGTATCGGAGGAGGATGAAATATTTATCCGCAAGGAATGGCCGGACAGGGATACTTATGGAGAATGGGCATTGTTCGGCGATCCTAAGTGGAGATACGGACCCGCAGCTAAGAAGGTTGGATACGATGTTGAAGGATACGTAGAGTTATTCAAAGAGATTGAGGACGATCTTGGCATAGAAGTTATGGAGCGAATTGGGGACTCCAGATTTTTTGCCAAGGAGAATGAAAGCAATGTTGATCTCTTTACTAGATTCTATGACTACGGTATGAGCTTTTTGCCATCCGATGGACAGACTGAGCAGATTGGTTGCACAGCTTTGGATGAGTGGTTTAACTACAATCCGAACTTTGATATAGATGAAGCCAATAGACCAAGATGCTATGTCCATAAGGACTGCGGGAACTTAATAGAAAGTATCATTAACTACAATTCACAGGGTAAATCCGACGAAGCCCTAAAGGATTTTTTCGATGCCCTTAGATATTTAAGGATGTCAAATGCTGGAATGGGTCCAGATTACTTTACAATCAACGAAATGCAAACAACAACTAGAGCACAAGGAGGTTACTAATGCCTAAAAAGAGATTAATACAGATTGCCAGCGAACAAGAAGTTGAGTTCGAGGAAGCTATGCGAATAGCTGAAGAAAAACTACCAGAGGGTTCATTAACAGGAAAGGGTCGGAATACTTGGGTCAATGAAGAGGGGACAGCTATCCTTGAGGATTCTTTAATGATTGAGGAAATAATACCAGAGCACCATACTGGTATTGTTTTAAGCGAATGTCCCAATCCTAGATACAACTATGTGCACAATAAAGAAATTGGCAAAAAAGTTCCGATGCTTGTTCCTCGTAAATGGCAGGGTAAATTAGTAGGAAAGATAGTAACCTTTGAGGCAATATCGGACAACAAGGGAACAAGTTATCGCTATGTGCGAAAAGGAAAGTGATATTACTCTTGATCGTAATTGGTGCAGGGAGCAAGTTGATAGATTCGCAGCTTGGGAAATGCTTAGACGTTATGTATTGCACGAGACAAGAGTCCCGATGACCAATGCAGAGCTATGTGATACAATAGGCGTATCATCTACTTATACAATTCGGTTGTTAAAATCCGTACACAAAAGATTAGAAAATAATAATGATAACTGATAACGTTTCAGAATCCCTAACATATTTACAGGAGGAGCCAGACATTAAAACCCTCCGTCTAGCCTATGACCAAACAGTTGTAGAACTAGAAGCATATTTCGATCTCTGCCGCACATCTTATGATGATCGCAGAAACTTTTGGCCAGGCAAAAGCCGTGATCACCGAAAGCACGGATCAGATGCTTTTCCTTGGGAAGGTGCGTCCGATATGGAGTGCCATCTTATTGATGAGCGTATTACTAGACTTGTATCATTATTTATAGCATCCCTGAATCGAGCAAATGTTAGAGCATTTCCTGTAGAAAGCGGAGATATTGCTCGTAGTCGCATAGTTTCTGGATTTTTAAAATGGATGGTATCCTCTGGATATATACCTAGATTTCATCGTGAAATGGAGCTAGGTGCTAATTATTTGCTTGAGCGAGGTATATTGATTACATATATTGGTTGGCAGAGAGAAGATAGACGTATACTGCAACAACTGGATATTAATCAAATTGCACAAGTTAGCCCAGAAGTATCTGTAGCTATACAGGACGGGAAAGATGACGAACAACTAACGGCCTTGCTTCAAGCAACCTTTGAGGGGACAACCAAGAAACGAGCCAAGAAAGCATTACGTGAACTAAGAAAGAATGGAGTAGCTGAACTTCCTATTGTTCGTAGACAAGTCAACGCTCCGGATGTTAAAACACTAGCTCCCGATGGTGATTTTTTCTTTCCCCCATATGTTACCGACCCGCAGCGAGCACCTTACTGCTTCTGGAAAACTTACTATACCCCACAAGAACTAGAAAACAAAGTAGTTACAGACGGATGGGATGAGGACTTCGTTGATTATATTATTTCAAAGTATAGGGGCGTAAATATTGACAGCATTGAGCGCGAGCAAGAAGGCCGTCGCAGCCTAAGCCTAACCGATAATGCTTATGAGGCTGATGAGTTAGTAGAAATCTGCTATGCTTACCAACGTTTAATTGATCAAGAAGATGGTGCAGAAGGTATTTACTGCACAGTATTTCACAAGGAGTTTAGTGGTAATGAACAAGTTCAAGGATATGCTAAGTTTGAACTTCTTAATGGATACGAGGACTACCCAGTAGTAGTTACTAAACTGTCTGAGGATAGCAAGCGATTATATGACACAACAACTATCCCTTCTATACTTCGAGGTATTCAAAACCAAGTAAAAGTTGAGCGTGACTCAAGAGTTGACCGCAACAG